ATTAGACACTAGAAGACAAGAAGTTGCTAGTAGTTTATTTAAAGTAGAACCACACAGCGATCCTAAACCAGAAATTGCAGGTACAGGTACCTTTACACGTGATGGAGAAGTTGAACCTACAGGCGCAAACGCACAAGCACAAGAAACAACACCAGAGGTAAACAATGAAGTTGAGCCAGTTAGTGGAGAACAACCAGACGTTCAATAGTAACGCATACAAAAATTTATCGCCTGTTATGAAAGAGGCGGTTAATGATGTTATGAAAATAATTAAAAATGAGGGCAACTTAATTTTTAATTTTGAAAACGCAATAAAAAAAGTTTGTGAGTTTCATAATGTTGACAAAGATGAAATTGAAGAATATTTTGACAACGAATTAATAGAACAATTAGGAGAAAAATAAATGGCGACTTTTAAAATCTTAGGAGATATAGTAAATGATCCTAGTGCAGACAATATTGGTTTAGCAACAGCAGTTAGAATAGTTGCAACAGCCGGTACTGTAACAGGTACGGTTAATCTTGCAGATAACACAAAAATAGGTGAGTTTTATTTACACAATGCAGGTGATGAAATTGTTATCACTAAAGATCCAACAGATAAAATAACATCAGCTACGAGTCACGCACATAGTGTATCAGTAGGTGGTTAACAATGGCAGATACAGTAACATCACAGGTACTTTCAGATACGTCTGGTGTAAAGTACGTAGTTAAACTTACAAATATTTCAGATGGTTCTGGCGAATCTTTAGTAACTAAAGTTGACGCTTCAAATACAACGTTTATGACTGAAGATGGCAATAGAAAAATTGCAAAGATTTGGTGGTCTGTAAACACAGTAGATAAAAAATCGGCAGTAGAATTAGTATGGGCAGGTGCTACAAACGCAACAGCAGTTGTATTATCTGGCGTGGGATATTGGGATTTACGTACTGCTGGTAATGAAATAACAAACAATGCAACAACACCTACGGGTGATGTATTGTTATCTACAAGAGGGTTTGCAGTTAACGATAATTACACAATTTTAGTCGAGTTTAGATAAAAAATTGTATAAATAGTACAAGAGAGATAAGAAATGAAACTAATATCCGAAGAAATTCAAAACGCAGAATACCTAGTTGAAGAAACTAACGGTAAAAAAGACTATAAAATTAGAGGTATCTTTTTACAATCTGAATTACAAAATAGAAATGGACGTGTCTATCCAAAAGACATACTTGACAAAGAAGTAAAAAGATATAACGCAGAATTTATCAATAAAAAAAGAGCATTTGGTGAGTTAGGACATCCTGACGGACCAACTGTAAATTTGGAAAGAGTATCACATATGATTACGAAACTTTATCCAGATGGTGCAAATTTTATTGGTGAAGCAAAAATAATGAACACACCATACGGTAAGATTGTAAAAGGTCTTATTGACGAAGGTGCTCAGCTAGGAGTATCATCACGTGGTATGGGTTCATTAGAACAAAGAGGCGGTGCTAACTATGTAAAAGATGACTTTTACTTGGCTACTGCCGCTGATATTGTTGCAGATCCTTCAGCTCCAGACGCTTTCGTAGAAGGCATTATGGAAAACAAAGAGTGGGTATGGGACAATGGCGTACTCGTTGAAAAGAATATAGATGCTTGGAAACGAGAAATAGAAAGTGCGAAAAGAAACGCTTTAGCAGAAGCTAAAGTTAGAGTCTTTAAAAACTTTCTTAAAAACCTCTAGTTTATAAATAGTATCATTAAAACAATTTAAAACTAGTTTTAACATTTAAAGAGGAGATTTCGATGGCCGAAACAGAAAAGAATCTTGTGGCGACAGTAAAGGAAGTAACAGAAGCGACAGCTGCTGATGCTCCTAAAAAGAATGCTGTGGCGGCTGAACCTACACATCTAAAAAATGATGCTGAAGATTTAGGCGCAGCTGTAGTTAAACCTACAGACAGTAATCCTGACGCAACAAAGAAAATTAATCAAGTTTCTGGCGACCCACAACAGAAAAGTCAAGGTAGTGCTGACGCAATGCCAAAACTTAAAGGTGAGTCAAAAGAATCTGATAAAGATTCGGAAGATAAAGAAATCAAAGAAGGCGAACTACCTGCTGGTCTTAAAAAATACCTTGACAAAAAAGATGACAAGGCTAAAGATGAAGTGAAGAAAGAATCTTCACACGACTCTGAAAAAAAAGACAAAGAGGAAATGAAAGAAGCAGAACACGACTCTGAGGAAAAGAAAAAAGACAAAGAGGAAGGTTATATGAAAGCTTCTTACAAAAAAGAAGAAAAAGAGATTGACGTAAAAGAACACGTTGAAGCTCTTGTCGCTGGAGATGATTCATTATCTGAAGAATTTAAACAAAAGGCTGCTACTGTATTCGAAGCTGCGATTAAGTCTAAAGTTAAAGACATTGCTGAAGAAATAGAAGCAGATTACAACAAAAAATTCGAAGAAGAAACTTCTAAAGCTAAAGACGAGTTAGTTGAAAAAGTTGACTCTTACCTTGCATACGTAGTGGAAGAGTGGATGAAAGAAAACGAACTTGCTTTAGAAAGAGGGATCAAAGGCGAAATCGCTGAGGACTTTATTAGTGGTTTGAAAAAACTATTTGAAGATCACTACATTGATGTTCCAGACGAAAAATATAATGTTTTAGAAGATCAAGCTTCAAAAATTGAGGAG